TCCGCTGTCGTAGTGCGTTCCCACGTATTCATCTATGAATCCGCCATCACGAGCCATTTCCGATGGTCCATAACCCTTCATCTGAACCAGCGGCTTTCCAGAGGTCCGACGCTGGACGAACGCGAGCGCCGCGGCCTTGACTTTGGGGTCGCCTTCCAGCAGATGCCCAAACTCATGGGCAACGGTGTGGCGATCGCTTTTATCGCTGACGTGTATGGTTCCCCTCCATGGCTTAGCAGATGCCCGGCGAGCCTTTGATGCGACAACCTCCAGCTTTTGCTGATCGGACAGCGCCGCGCGCGAAACCATAGACCGGAAGAATTTTTCCCCCGCCCTGATTTCATCGGTCTGCCGGCTCTTGGGAATGGTGACCGTTGCCGCAGTTCGCTCGGCGTCAGGAACAGCAACCTTGGCATGCGCCGCCGCCAGCGCCTCGGGCATGAGCGCTCCCGTCGCGTCGCGCCGCTTGTCCAGGTCTGCCAACTCCCGGGTGATGGTAGCGACCTGCCGCCGCGTCACCTCGACGGGATCCGGCTTGGGCTCTGGGGTCTGGGGTTGCGGCGGCTCCGGTTTCGGTGGCGGCTTGGGCGGATCCGCCTTGATCGCCTTCGGGTCGCGGGCGCCAATCAACCGCGACCGCACCAATTCCCGCGCTGCCTTGTCCGCGGTGCGCGGCGTGACCGAGCCGCGCCGCACGGTGCCCATCAGTGCGGCCTTGGCGGCGTCGAGCGCTGCCGCCCCTGCATCAATCCGCCGCTGGGCATCCTCCACGATGGGCCACAGCACGCGGCCCGAGAGACCACGATCGGCGAGGGCGGCGACCGCCTGCAAAGCGGCCTTGGGTTCGAGCTCGGCCCGGCGGCTGGCGATGATGGCCCGGGCCTGGGCGGTGCTGATGCGGTCGCCGGTGCGCTGGATGATCACGTCCGCCGGCAAGAGGTCCTGGCGATAGGCTTCGACCACGTCGGCGGGGTAGACCTGGGCGAGGTTCTTTTCCAGGTCCTTGAATTTGTCCAGAGCCTCGGCGCTGGTACTGGTCTCGCGGCGCTCTGCCTGGTCACGGGGCACGATCTCGACCTGGCAGCGGCAGCCGGGGGCAAGCGGTGGGCTTGGGGCGTCGGGGTCGGTCAGTTCCCAGGTGTGCCCCTCAAGCGCTGCGTGCTCGGGCCGCACACGGCCATCCCGGGCGGTGCGAAACACCAGGACGTAATCGCCCTGCGCCCCGGCGGTGCGGTCGCTGATGGCCCCGGCGTTGCCGCCGTCGCCGGCCACGTCCGCCGCGACCTGGTCAATGGTCGGGAATGCGACATCCACGCGCCGGATGGGCATGGCTCAGGTGCCGGCCTGGGCCGGGTCGCTGATGCCCTGCAACTCGTCCACCAGGGCGGGATCGTCGGGGTACAGCGTGACCGCGGCGCGGCGGTATTCGCGCTGCTTGATCGGCTCGGGCAGGGTGGATGCCGACACCAGCATGAGATGGTCGATCTCGGCCCCGCGATCGACCGGCACGAAGGTGCGCGGCCAGGTGACGGTGAGCAGGTCGGCAGCGAGGCCAAGGCCCACGCACCACCGCGCCCAGAGCGAGCGCTCGGCGCCCTCGATCATACCGGCCAGGGTCGCCAGCTCGGCGTCAGCGTCCACGAACCGATAGGCGTGGGCGATGCCGGATTCCGGCGCGCCCTGGGCCCCGACCGGGCGGACCTTGGCGGCCCGGTACAGCCGTTCCTCATCGTCGGTGATGGTTTTCCGTAGGCTTTCGGCAACGGCCACGTCGGAACCGATGTGCTGCGCCTTGGTGTTTGCGTCCTCGAAGGCGCTGAAGGTCGGGTTCTTTGCGAGTTCCGCGACGAATCCCGCGGCGTTGGTGGTGCCGGTGACCACGATCCACGGCACCGCGTCCTCGCCGTTGCGGAAGCGCAGCAGGCTATCAGAGATGGCGATCGACTGCTGGCACTCGGCCACGGCCGGGATGATCGCCGGGGCCGGCCCGAGCTGGATCAGCGGGCAGCCGCCCAGGCTGTGCGGCTTGGGGTCGCTGGCCGCTCCGAGCTTGCCGTCCACCAGGTCGGCAACCTGCATGGTCTCGCCGTCCACGCGCACGATGCGCGTGGTCCCATCCGGTAGCGGCAGGAGCAGGATCGCGGCGAGCACGATGCCGGCCTGGGTGCGCTCGACGGCGAGCACGTCATCCGCCGACACCACCCGCACCACGAACCGCGCCCCGGCCTGGTCTGCCTGGGATTCGGCCCCGCCATCCCCGGTCCAGTCCACGAACAGATATGCCACGCGCTCAACGAACGCGAGGCGCGCGGCGGCGCGCAGCACCAGGTCAAGCCCGGTGCCCACGCCATCGGCGTCCTTGATCAGGGCGGTGAGCTGATCCGGCAGGGCGGCACCATCAGCAATGGCCCGGGTAACCCGGGCCCGGCACACCTGGGACACGTAGTGATCCGCGATCTGGCGCACATAGGCCTGTGGCCGGCAGCCCTGTTGACGGGCCTCCCAGCGCGATCCCTTGCCCTCGTCCTCGCGCGGGTGGCGCGGGATGATCGGGCGATTGTCGCCGTCCTTGGCCTCGCCGTAGCGCAGTCCGGCGTCATCGCGCAAGCGGTCGCTGGTGCGCCAGTAGGCCCGCAACAGCGCCTCGGCGGCGTAGGTGTCGGGCAGCAGGTCGTCAGGCGCGGCGCCGGCGGTCAGGAGGGGGAGCATCGGCGCAGGCTATCCAACGGGGGGCGGCCCTGCGACTGTGCACCAGTCGCACCGCTCATCCGCAGGCGAACCCGCCGCCCGGGCGCAACTCGTCCCAGACCAGATAGCCCAGGGCGTCGAGGATGTGCCCGGACTGCCCATGCCGCCCCGGGTCGTACGCGCCAGAGGTCAGGCGCCCCACGCTCAGCAGCTCGCGGGTCAGGCGCACGCAGCGCGGGTGAACGGTCAGTCTTGGCGCACCGGCGGCGGGCTCGATCAAGGTGTCGAGGATCGCAATCCGGGCGTTGATGGGCGGGTTTGCCCCATCGGCGCGCAGGGCGTAGCGCCAGGCAAGGTCCCGCGCCACTTGACCGATCTGGAAGGCCAGGGGATTACCTCCGACGCTGCGGTTGTTCGCGCTGCGGTCGGGGTGCAGATGCACGGCCGCCGCCTGTCCCCAGCCCTTGGCGTGGGCGGCGTGCATCGCCTTCTCGATGGTCGCGTGATCCTCGATCACCAGCTCATCGATCACATGCACGCGGGCGCTGGGGCCCTGGCCGATGACTTGGCCCAGGACCCAACAGAGCGGCGCTACGTTGAAATCCATGCCGACGTGCAGCGGCAGGCCCTTCACCGCCTCCTCGGCGCGGTGGTGCAGCGACGGCACGAAGCCTGGATGGGCCCGCTTGCCGGCGAAGTCCACCGCCTCGCCGTCGAGGTACTGCTGCCGCAGCGCAGCCGGGATGCCGGCGGCGTAGCGTTCGACCTGGTCAGCGGCCAGAGCCTTGTTGCCGGCGGTCCTGCCGATGTACCGGCGCCGCATGGTGCCCCGCGCTTCAGGGGTGCCGAAGTCGCGTTCAATCCACGACCGCGTGCCCTCGGGGGTGGTGGTCATCAGCAGGTGCCGTACCCGGGCACGGGGATGGCGCAGGCGGGTACGGATCTGGGTTGGCGCGTCGCCGCGCGGATCGTTCGCGTCCTCAGGGATGCGCGCGGCCTCGTCCACCCACCCGGCCCCCACCTCGAACCCGGCGAAGCGGTCGGGCACATCCGCCGACAGCAGGTGGATGGGCTGACCCCACACCAGCAGGTGCTCAGGCTGTGACCGGCGCAGGCGGTAGGGCTGCCGCCACTCGTCCAGCGCTGCGCACAACGCAGGGACCACGATGCGCCACAAGTCGCCACGGGTCGGCGCGGCGGCGAAGGATGGGCAGCGGTTGAGACCGTGCAGGCGCAGGAGCTTCCGCGATCCTGCCCAGGTCTTGCCCGAGCCCAGGCCGCCCTGATAGGTCGTCTCGCCTGGCCCCAGGTCGCACAGGAACCGATGCTGGGCCGCCTGGTTTCCTGCCAGGCTGATCATTGCGGCCCGGGCGCGCCCGTGGCCTCATCCGCTGGCGCAGGCCCGGAAACGAACTCCGGCACCTCGCCGGGTGGCTCGACCGGCTTGGGCGGGGCCTGGGCCGCGTGCAGTTCGGGCAGGTGCAGACCGGCGAGCAGGCGCACCACGGCCAGCACATGCGGGATGTCCGCCACGTCCTGCGCCTCCTCGGCCAACTCAA